CTAATCCAACAATTAAAATTATATTCTTATTTATGAATCCTAGTAATAAAATAACTAAACGTAGTAAAACAACCTATGGTATGTGGGCAACTAATAATGATTTTGAATGGTTAGACTTTAGAAAGGACTGGTTAAATGGTTATAAGAAATTGTGTGCAACATAAAGATGGGTCTATGGATTTTGATTTTCATTTAGATCCTGAAGAAGGGGCTTTTTTAATGGACTTTGCTATTAAAGAGTTAGTTAGACGTGGTGTATTTACTGTTGCTACTGACATGGTAGAACAAGAATTAGACTTATTTAAACAAGAAGGTGGTAAAGTTTCATGAGTAAAATACTTTTATTAGATATTGAAACTTCTCCAAATACAGCACATGTCTGGGGTATCTGGCAACAAAATATTTCTATTAATCAATTACTAGAATCCTCAGAAATTTTATGCTTTGCTGCTAAGTGGCTTGGAGAAAAAGATATTGTTTTTAAATCAATTAAAAATGGTACCTATAAGTCCATGCTTAAATCTATTCATAAGTTATTAGATGAAGCAGATGCAGTAATTCATTATAATGGTGCTAGGTTTGATATCCCAACACTTAATAAAGCTTTTCTACTTGCAGGAATGTTTCCTCCGTCCCCTGTCAAACAAATAGATTTACTTCGTGTAGCTAAGTCTAAGTTTAGATTTGTATCTAATAAGTTAGATTATGTAGCACAGTCACTAGGGCTTGGTAAAAAACATAAACATGAAGGACATGAACTATGGATTAAGTGTATGAATAAAGATTCTGATGCTTGGAAAACTATGGAAACATATAATAAACAAGATGTAATTTTACTTGAAAAAGTATATGAAGCCTTTAAACCTTGGATTCCTAATCATCTTAATCTATCTGTATTTGAAAATAGTCTTGTCTGTACTAATTGTGGTAGTAAGCACTATCAAAAACGTGGTATACGAGTTAACTTGTCTACTAAATATAATAGGTATCAATGTCAAGATTGTGGTGCTTGGTTTAGAGGAACAGAAAACATTGCTGCTAAAAGTCCAAAGTTTATATCTATATCATGAAACCATTAGCCTATCTTGTAGAAGAGTTTGATGTTAACCATGTACTTGTATGGTCTGGTCTAATGACATCAGAGCCTAGAGAGATGTCTTGGTTTAAAGACTTAAAGTCTAAGATGCACAATGTTACTATTACTCCACTTATAGCAGATACTGCTAATATTATTAAGGTTACTAATGTTAAAAAATATGATAGTAGTCGTTTTGTTATTGGTGAATAGTAGTTGTATTGATGTTGGTTTTAATGGGTATCCCTTAAATTATATTAAAGAGACAAAACATGAAAGCAATTGAGCTACAAATAGGAGGAGATCATTATAAAAAGTTTAGGATACAACCTGCCTTCTTTAATTACATTAATGACATTCCCTATTTAGAAGCAACTGCAATTAAATACCTGTGTAGATGGCGGGACAAAGGTGGGGTTCAAGACCTTGACAAAGCAATTCATTTTATAGAGATGCTTAAAGAATTTGAACAAGAAAAAACTGAAGGTCGGTCATAACTTATTATAGAAAGTCACCAAATGAATCGTACATTTAATGAATTATGTGAAGACCTAAAGAAATTTGATGAAACTATTTTACTTGAACTATTAAATATTACATCAGAACAACTAGTAGATAAATTTCAAGATAAAATAGAAGAAGATTTTGATAGGTTATCAAAAGAAACTAACAATGAATTAGAGGATTATAGTTTAGATGATTAAATTACCAAGTGTTTACCAAGAAGTAATAGCAATGAGTCGTTATGCAAGATACATTCCTGATTTAAAACGAAGAGAAACATGGCATGAAACAGTTACTAGACTAATAACATATCTACAAAGTAAAGTTACTTTACCAACTGAAACTTGGGATACTATGCATAAAAGTATAGAAAATCTAGAGATCATGCCGTCTATGCGATTAATGATGACTGCAGGCGAAGCCTGTGAACGAGATAACATCTCTGCTTATAACTGTAGTTACCTTGCTGTTAATAATAAAAGGGCTTTTAGTGAAGCTTTATATATCTTAATGAATGGTACAGGAGTAGGGTTTTCTTGTGAACGTCAAGAAATTACTAAACTTCCTGAAATACCCATTGAATTAACTTTATGTGATGATGTTATTTTTGTTGAAGATAGTAAACTAGGTTGGGCTAAGGCTTTTAAAAAGCTTTTGTCTTCTCTATGGGAAGGTGATATTCCTACAGTTGATTACTCTAAAGTAAGACCTGCAGGAGCAAGACTAAAAACATTTGGAGGAAGAGCTAGTGGTCCTGAACCTCTTAAGAAACTATTTGATTTTGTACTAGAAGTATTTAAACAAGCAAAAGGTCGTAAATTAAACTCAATAGAAGTACATGATATCATGTGTATGATTGGTGATGTAGTCGTAGTTGGAGGAGTAAGACGTTCTGCTCTTATTTCTTTATCTAATCTTACTGACAAGCGTATGCGTGATGCTAAAACAGGAGCTTGGTGGAATGATAATTCACATAGAAGACTCGCAAACAACTCGGTTGCGTACACAGAAAGACCAGATAGCGAAACTTTCATGGAAGAATGGCTTAGTCTGGTTAAATCGAAATCAGGTGAACGAGGAATATTTAATAGAATTGCTGCTCAAAATCAAGCAAATAAGTGGGGAAGACGAGATCCGATTCTCAGTTACGGAACCAATCCATGTAGTGAGATTATCCTCCGTGATAAACAATTCTGCAATCTTACGGAAGTGGTTGTACGGGAAAAAGATACCAAACAGTCTCTTGAACACAAAGTTAGGCTTGCAACAATACTTGGGACAATTCAATCAACCCTAACTAACTTTCAATTCTTATCATCTGAATGGAAAAAAAATACAGAAGAAGAACGGCTACTTGGAGTATCATTAACAGGAATTATGGATTGTGAATTAACAAGTAATCCTGTTCCTAAATTACTAGAGGATCTAAGAGATGTTGCTAGACAAACAAATGAAGAGTTTGCTGAAAAGTTTGGTATTCCTGCTTCTACTTCTATCACTTGTGTTAAGCCTTCAGGAACAGTCAGTCAGTTGGTGGATAGTGCTAGTGGCATTCATGCTAGACACAATCCTTTTTATATTAGACGTATTCGTATGGATAAAAAAGACCCAATTTATGAGTATCTTAAAGAACAAGGTGTTCAAGTAGAAGATGATTTAAGTAATAAAGATTCAACAGCTATCTTTAGTTTTCCAATCAAAGCTCCAGCTCATGCTGTTTTTCGCAATGATAAAGCAGCTATAGAACAACTTGAGATTTGGTTAGTTTATCAAAGATACTGGTGTGAGCACAAACCATCTGTAACTATTTCTGTTAAAGATGGGGAGTGGCCTGAAGTAGGAGCCTGGGTATGGAAACACTTTGATGAGATAAGTGGAGTATCTTTTTTACCTCACTCTAATCATAGTTACCAACAAGCCCCCTATGAAGATTGTACAGAGGAGTTTTATAATAATCTTTTAAGTAAAACTCCAAGTACAATTGACTGGACTAGTCTTTTAGAAAAAGAAGATAATACAATAGGACAACAAGTATTAGCATGTACAGCAGGAGGCTGTGAACTATGATAGAATATGAACTAAGCTTAATTAATGGAGCATCATTAGGAGTTGAATTTCTTAATGATAACTACTTTAGTTACACAGTTATTGACTTACTTATAGTACGATTAGTATTATCTAAAGAGAAGCCCTTCTAGGGCTTTTTCTTATTGTCCACCCCATTTACGATTCTCTGCAGCAGATTTTCTACGTTCAACTTGATCTTCTTCTCTAGCTTTTTGTTCAAAAGTTTTAGTCTTAACATCAAACTGTTTAGCTAACCATTGTTTAAATCCACCACCAAATTCACTTGTTGCTCGTAAAGTTTCACCTGCTTGAGGAACTGTTTTAAGAATATACTTACCTACATCTGTAGCAATAAGATCCCAATCATCTTCTACGTTATAAATGTTACGTCTATTATATAATTCATAGTTAGCAGCTAATTGGAATAAAAGTTGTAATGTAGGATTAAATGTAATAATAGCAGACAATAAAGAATAAGGATCTTTTTTACTTTTAGATATTTCACCTATAGCATCAAATAAATGTAATACCCCTGCACGCCTAACCTTAGAATCTTGATCTCCGGTTAGTGCTTGTGCAAAAGAATCTAATATAGTATAAACACCACCAATAGCAATAGCTATAGCTAAAGCTGAATCTGCTCCTTCTTTAAACTGTTTAGATTTTTTAACCTTAGGATCTAGCATTAATAAATCTTTACTAGTATTAATTATAGAACCTAACATACCTATTTTATATCGTGCAAATATAACAAATGAAGGATTTTGTAGCATTTTAGCAGTCATTCGAGACACTTGTGCTCCTAATATCTTTTCACCAACTCGATTAGATATACGATAATTAGGCATATGTCGTTCTACTGACGTAATTGCAGTAAGTAAATCTACTTTACCTTTACTCATTGTTTCCATAACAAGTTGTGTATAAAGAATATCACGAACAGTCCACATAGATTTGTTAGAAAACATAGAGATACCTTCATATAGGTCTAACGGAGACCTACCTAAACGTTTAGCATATTCTATAAAAAGAGGATCTTTACTAGTAAGAGTAAGGTTTTCTTTAAATGCTTTATCTAATAGAGCATTATTACGAACATTAGCAGACATAATAGATCCACCTTGTCTCATAATTTCTCTAAACATAGGACCTCTATTCATTACTTCATTAATAGCTTTAGGAAGAGTTTCAGCAAATTGGAATATACCTTTAGGTGTTGAAATACCACTAGCTCCTCTGTTAATAAACCAGTGAACTAACTCATTGTGCATATGTGGTAATGGATTTAACATCATATTTTTAACAAGACCATTACTAGTCTCAGTTAAAAAGTTTGGTTGCCAAGTCTTATTAAAGTCACTTATAATCTCTGCAACTCTAGGTTCAAATACATAATTATTTAATTGAGGAAGTTTTTCAAGATTTTCAGGACGTACAAACCCTTGAGGAGCATTAACTCCAGGCTTAATTTCATGAGCTACTTCTTTAAAGTAGTCTGAATTTTTAAATTGTTTAATCCACTCATTAACTCTAGCAAGGTCTCTAAGTTCTGTTAATCTAGTACCAGTAACAGCACTAAGATTACGAGAATATCTATAGGGAGTATTTAATTCAATTTCATCTAAAGTAGCTTCTTTTAAAGTACCTCTACCTAGTTTATCTCCAGCTTTAAGATCTTCTCCAGCTCTTTGCATATACTGTTTAGGAGTACCTTTTTCCCATTTAACAATAGAGTCTCCTTTAAAGGATACAACATTACGAGTACCATCAGGAAACTCATGAACAAATATAGCACGTTCTTTAGCTGCAGAAGGAAGCAAAGCAGTAGCAAAGTCTTGATTTAAACCATATTTATCTCCTGCAAGTTTGTCTTTTATATATTGCCAAGCAGATTTTTTTTCAGGCATACCATAACGAGGAGCATAACCACCTACCTTAGTAGGATCTAATTCAATTTTAGGTACTAAACCTTCATCGTGAAGATATCTATTAAGATCAGTAATTTTAGCAAGTTGAGGACCAACAGTTTCATTATATATTTGTTGTTCTTCAAAAGTAAGTTCTTCTCTTTGTTTATACTTTTGTTTTTCTTTTTCAATCTCTAAATTAAGATTGTCAATTCTTTTTTTATTGTCAAGTACTTCTTTTTTAAATTTAAAATCTTTCCAAAAAGTAGTACCATTAGGATTAACAGCAGATCTTAAATTAGAATCTTGAAAGTATCCTGCATTTTCTTGATGAACACTCTTAATTTCTTTTTCTAATTGACGAATACTACTACTAATTTGCTCATTACCTAATGCAGTTTGTTCAGTATAACGTCTAAACTTTTCTTTTAAAGCAGGATTAATACCTAATTTATTAAATTCTTTTTCCAGTTGAGCAACAATAGTTTCATCTGCTTTTTTAATATCAGTAAGAGTATAAAGAGAATCTGCTAATTCTTTTGAACTAGTTGCAGATTTAGGAACTGTAAGTTCACCTACAATTTCTTTATTAAGTTGTTCAGAAGCAGTTTTTTTAGGATCTACTTTCCATTGAGAAGTATAACCTAAGTCTGCCTTAGTAGTTGTTTCATATTTAATTTGTTCTTTAGCAGTAGGAGTAGTTAATTTATCATAAACAACGTCTTTAACTTTACCAAGACCAGGAATACCAACAATCATTGCTGTATCTATAATTGCTTTAGTTCCTTCTTTAGGAATACCAAAGTTACTTTCACCTTTTTCAGCAACCCAATCAATCTTTTCACCAAGAGTTTGTAATCCTTGATTAATTTTTGAATTTTCATACTCACTACCTAAACCAATAGCATCAGCAAAGTTTTTAAACTCTTCTTCAAAGTTAAGCATTCTAACAGAACTATTAGCATTTTCACGAGCTTTACCCCAATCAATACGAGGAGTTCCTTTTAAAGTGCTTTCAAAACCTTGATAAGTAGCATCTAAAAATGTATTAATAGCTGAACCAATAAACTGAGGGGTTTCTGCAATAAGATTGGCTGCTGCTAAAGTTTCACCTCCAACTCCCTTAACTAAATTAGTTTTAGGTTGAATAGGTTCTTTTTTAACAACATTCCATTGACTAGAAAAAGTAGTAGAGGGTTCTTCTACTGGAGTTTGTGATACAACATTCCAAGTATCTGCCATTATTTTACTCTAATAGGTTTTCCGTCTTTAAGTGACCAAACTTGACCATTATCAAAAGCTGTATTAGCCCCTTCTTTTAATAAATTAACAGGAGGAGTTTCTGTAGAAACAGTAGTTTCTTTAGTAATTGTAGTTGGTGCATTTGAATAAGTAGTCTTACTACCTAAACCACCCCAAGTTTTTTCTTTACCTACTTTAGATTCAACAAGTTTTTGAGTCATGTTAAAAGCTTCTATTGGTGAGTACTTAGGTTTAAGATAGTTAAGTGATTTAGGATCCATATCTTTTTGATCTAAATTAGTTTTATAAACAGTATTAAAATCTAAAAGAGCTTTAGGAATATCTTTATCATTTAAACCAACAGTTTCTGAA